CATAAGCAGCTTGAAGAAGTACAGCTCGCTGGAGTTCATCCACTTGTCAATCTGGATCACCTCCTCGTCGTCCTGGAGGTTCACACCGGCAAAAAGGTTGCCGTCAGCGCTCATCGAGCAGAGCGTGGCTACGATAAGGCCATCAGGCCAGGAATTCAGCGTCTCGATGGTGATACCCTTGTAACGCTTCTTGTTGATATCCGTCTCGCTCGTGTTCTTGTACTCGCGTTCGGTCAGCTCGTCATCGTACTTGTCGAAGTCGTCAATACTCATCAGGATACGCAGGTTCGGATTCTCACGCAGGGCTTTTGGAATAGCCTTGCGGACAGCCTTCAACTTGCCGATCATGGAAGTATCGGAAGGAGCCGGAACCACGATCACATCCGGATCTTTAGCCGCCTGGGTCAGGATACCGTTGAAAAGGTGGTCGTCGTCCGAACCGAACTCGCCGTTCAGGTAATGCCAGCCCAGTTCGAACTTCACACTCTTGCTAAGTTCATCCAGAAGCGTGTTCTGCGCTTCGGGGGGAAGTTCGGCAAACACGAGGTTGCCCTTCGGCTGCCACTTGCGCCAAACATGCTCGAAGGCACGGGGATTGAAAGTCGTGAACGCCATGAAGTCCTCCGGATCCAGTGATTTCTCCGAGTAATTGAAATTGCCTTTCGAGTCTTCCAAAGTCGGGTTCTCCTTACGCTTCTGGAGCATCTTGCCCGTCTTGATACGCGGCAGGCTGATTTTTTTCTCCACACCGGGGATCACCATGATCAGACCTTTTTCTACAAGGTCATTCCCGGTGGTGGCCAGGACCAGTATTTTCTCCAGTACCTCGCCGTTGTAATTCGTGTTTCTTACTACTATTGCCATGGCAAATGTTTTTATTTATGGTTCAACTTGTCCTTAATCTCGCTCATGCGCTTGTTCCAGGGGCTTTCACCCGTCGGATTCACACGAAGGTCGGTCATGACACTACGTTTGGGGGAAAGCTTCTCCAATGCCTTTTCCCCGTTCTCCCGGTCTTTTGCCAGAAGGTTCTCATAGATGGGGCGGGTGGCGGCATCGATACGGCCGTCCTGTTCCGCATCATCAAGCAGTTTCTTACGCGCGGCAGCGTCATCCGCATCCGCCTTGTCCTGGAACACCTTCAGTTCGCCCTTCAGGCGGGTGACCTCGGCATCAAGGGCCGGGACTTTGCCAGCCTCCGTTTCCAGCAGTCCGATTTCACGCAGGAAATCGTCATCCGTCGCACAGTTCTTGAACCGCGGACGTCTCTTGAGTTCGTCTAAATTCATGCTATTCTCGTTTTGTGGCTTGTGCAGCCGGTTATTGAATATTTGAAATACTTGTTCGGGGGTACTGTCCTCCGGTACCGGGTCAGCGTCATAAATACCGTCGATAAGCCCCAGCGCCAGCGCCTCGTCGGCACGCAGCCAGTGATCCTTGCCGTCAAAATACATCGCGCGGATTTCCTCCTTGTCCTTGCCCATACGGGTGGCATACATCTCGCAAAGGGTATCCTCAAGCGCCTCGATCTCACGGATGCAGTCCTTCATCTCATCCTTGTTGCCGTAACAGCCGCCCTGGACACTGTGAAGCATCAGACGGGCATAACGGCTCATCTGCACGGGCTTGCCGCAAAGGGCGATGACGGAGGCCATGCTGGCGGCGATGCCGTCCACGTAGATGGTAATGTCGGCCTTGCTGTTCTTCAAGGCATTGAAAATGGCGATGCCCGAATAAACCTCGCCGCCGTTGCTGTTGATACGCACGTCCACCTTCCCGGTCAGGGCTTCCGCTTCCAGAAGTTCACGGGCAATATCACCGCTGCGCACGTTATCATCGTACTCACCGATGTCACCGTAAAGAAGGATGCAACAGGCATCGGTTCCGGGTATCATATTGAAAAATCTACTCATGTCACTATCGTTTTGGCAGGTCCTTCCCTGCAAAGTTTACGGTGCGAAATTAGGGGGATTAAAAGCCTTTTTCAAACCGCGTTTTCATCATGGAGACTTTAAAGGATTGCCATGACGCTTTAAAATGTCATCATGCGGAGCGCGTTTTTTTTCGCTCCTTTTCCTTATCAATTTTGCACGTAAAAAAGGAGGTAATATGGCCGAACTTACAAACGAGCAGAAAAAGGCATGGGCGAAAACGCTCTACACCCGCGAAACGCTCACGCAGGCGGAAATAGCCGAGCGTGTGGGGGTTTCACGGGTGACTGTGAACAACTGGATAGGCAAAGGAAACTGGGAGCAGCTGAAGGCTTCCATAACCATCACACGGGAGGAGCAGCTGAAGAACCTGTACCGGCAGCTGGCGGAACTCAACAACGCCATCATGGGAAAACCGGAAGGGGAACGGTTCCCGAACGCCGCGGAAGCGGACACCATTTCCAAACTGTCGAACGCCATCAAGAAACTGGAAACAGAAGTGGGGCTGGCGGACATCATCTCCGTGTTCTCCGACCTGCTCAAATGGGTGCGGACCTACGATTCCATGCAGGCGAAGGAGATCACCCCGCTTCTGGACGCGTTTGTCAAATCAAAATTATCCTGACATGGCAAAGAAAAGACTCACAACACAGGACAGGCTCGCGCTGGACAGCTGGAACGAGCTGGTGGCATCCGTGCGAGAACATTCGGACATCAACCCCACGGACACGGAAACGGAAATCAGGCAGAGGCGGGAAAGGCTGGAGAAGAACGACGAGGAGTGGTTCAAATACTACTTCGCCATGTATTGCACCTGCGAGTCCGCCGCCTTCCACAGGAAAGCCACCGGGCGGCTGATGAGGAACAAACGCTGGTACGAGGTAAGGGCCTGGTCACGCGAGCTGGCGAAATCCGCACGCTCCATGATGGAGATATCCAAACTGGCACTGACAAAAAAGATACGCAACGTGCTGCTGATCTCCAACTCGGCTGACAATGCGGAAAGGCTACTGCTGCCGTTCATGGCGAACTTCGAGGAGAACCAGCGGATCATACAGGACTACGGACAGCAGAAAAAACCGGGAGCGTGGGAAACCGGGGAATTCACCTGCATGTGCGGGTGCTCCTTCCGCGCCATCGGAGCCGGGCAGTCACCGCGCGGTACGCGTAACAAGAACTTCCGCCCGGACTTCATCCTGGTGGACGATATAGACACCGACGAGGAGTGCCGGAATCCGGAACGGATCAAAACCAAATGGAAATGGCTGGAGGAGGCGCTGATACCGACCATGTCCGTATCGGGAAACTACCGCATCCTGTTCAACGGAAACATCATCGCGCCGGACTGCTGCATCAAAAGGGCCATCGAAAAGGCCACCGAACTGAAAGCGAAAGGAATCGGGCACGTGGATATCATCAACATCCGGGGAAAGGACGGACTGTCCGTATGGCCCGAAAAGAACTCCGAGGAGGATATCGACCTCTTCCTTTCACTGGTGAGCGCGGCGGCGGCACAGAAAGAGTTCTTCAACAACCCGGTGGTGGACGGCGGCGTGTTCGCGGAAATCACCTACGGGAAAGTGCCGGCACTCTCCAGGTTCAAGTTCCTGGTGATATACGGGGACCCCGCACCGGGAGAGAACAAGACGAAAAAAAGTTCCACCAAAACGGTGTGCCTGCTCGGGAAACTCGCGGGAAGGCTTTATCTGATAAAAACGTTCCTGGACAGGGGGCTGAACGCGGAATTTGTAGAGTGGTACATCAAGCTGCTGGAGTTCGTGGGCGGAAAAACCACCGTGTACTGTTACATGGAGAACAACAAATTACAGGATCCTTTTTTCCAGCAGGTATTCCAGCCCATCGTGCGGCGGATACGCAGGGAAAGGAAAATATCACTGTACATCACCGGAGACGAGGAGAAGAAAACCGACAAGGCCACACGTATCGAGGCGAACCTGGAACCGCTCAACCGGGAGGGGAACCTGATACTCAACGAGGCCGAAAAGGACAACCCGCACATGAAACGGATGGCGGAACAGTTCAAACTGTTCAACCTGCAACTGACCTATCCGGCAGACGGACCCGACTGCGTGGAGGGGGGAAACAGAATTATAGACCACAAGGCCAGACAGTCGGAAAAGCCCGTCATTGTCACAAGGAAAAGCACGCGGTCACAAAACAAGTACAGAGTGTAAACTTCAATACCTATCATTATGAGCAAATTTATCGAACTTTCAGACTACGACGCGAGCATACACCGCGAGATTCTGGACGCACTGACAAGGGAGGACGACGCCGTCGTGGAGATATGCGAGGACCGCGCTGTCGCCGAGATGCGCTGCTACCTTTCCAGACGTTACGACTGTGACAAAATATTCACGGCAACCGGTGACAAACGCAACCAGCTTGTCCTGATGATGGCCATCGACATAGCCGTGTACCACATCTTCTGCATACATAACCCGAGGAACCTGTCACCGCTGCGGAAGGAACGCCACGAAAGGGCGGTCGAATGGCTGAAAGCCGTGGCGGCCGAGGAGATATCGGTGGACGGCCTGCCCCTGCTGTCCGAAGAGACGAGGGCGGCAAAATCCAATTTCCTTATCAAAAGCAACCGTAAACGTGTAAACCATTGGTAATATGAGCAAAAGAAAGAAAGGGGCCGGAAAGATAACCCAAAGCGGGAACCTGCCGAGGCCCGGGCAGAAAGGACCCGCAACCATCATACTGACACAGCCCAGAAGGTTCGGTATAGACATAGCGGACTACATGCTCGCGGTAAGGGCTTTCGAGAATGTGGACTACTCCAGACGCTTCAGGCTGTACGACCTGTTCAGCGACATACTCATGGACACGCACCTGACAAGTGTCATAGAGAAACGGAAGAATGCCGCACTGGCATCTTCCATAGAATTCCGCAGGAACGGGAAGCCGGACGAGAAGGTGAACAAGCAGATCAGGTCCCCATGGTTCCGGAAGTTCATAGGGGACATCCTGGACGCCAAATTCTGGGGGTTCTCACTCGTGCAGTTCTACCGCAAGGGGGAATGGGTGAACTACGACCTGATACCGCGCAAACACGTCGATCCCGTGCGCAGGCTCATACTGCGGCACCAGACGGACACCACCGGGACGTCCTGGGACGAGTACCCCGACCTGTTGTTCATCGGTTCACCCGACGATCCCGGACTGCTGGTGAAAGCAGCCATCTGGGTGATATACAAACGTAACGACGTGGCGGACTGGGCACAGTTCGCGGAAGTGTTCGGAGCGCCCATCAGGGAGTACACGTATCCCACGGATGACGACGAGGCACGGCAGAAGGCGCTGGACGACGCGGACAGCACCGGAAGCCTGTCGGTTTTCGTGCACGCGGAGGATACGGTGCTCAAGCTCGTGGAAGCCGCGAACAAGACAGGGAGCGCGGACCTCTACGACAAACTCTGCGAGCGCTGCAACAACGAAATCTCAAAGCTGTTCCTCGGAAACACGCTCACCACCGAAGCCTCCGACAAGGGCACACAGGCACTGGGAACCGTACACAAGGACGTGGAGGAGAAAGTGACGCTCTCCGACAGGCAAGACATCCTCGACGTGCTCAACTATGACATGGCCGACATATTCGCAATGCTCGGAATAGACACCACAGGTGGGGAGTTCTGCTATCCGGAAAAGAAGCTTATCGAACCGGAGAAAAAGATGTCCATCCTCACACAGCTGCGTACGAACTTCAACCTGCCGGTAGGTGACGACTACCTCTACGAGGAATTCGGGATCGAGAAACCGGCAAACTATGACGAGCTGAAGAAACGCCAGGAGGAGAAAGCGGCGGAAATCGAGGCGGCGAAGGCCCGAGAGACCGAAAAGGCGGAAGAGGATGAACCGGATCCGGAAGAAGAACCGGAACTGGAAAAGCACGGTAAAGGAACACCCAAAGAAAAGAAAAATGCCCTTAAAAACGCATACAACTGGCTGAAACGTTTTTTCGGGAAAGCCCCGGGGAGAGACGGGGCAGCTTTAGAATGGTGATAAACGACCTCTACAGAATGGAGGACAAACAGGTGGAAACTTTATTCTCGTTCGATGAAGAGGTACTGAAGAAAGCCCTGAAGAACATATACAGCAAAGATTTCCATCCCATGACCGACATCGAGGAGAACCTGTTCGAGGCCACGTGGAAAACGATGAACAAAGCCACCGACAAGGGGTTTGGGACACGGAAAACCGATGATCCGGATTATGACTTCTACCGTGAAATCCGAATGAACAACGCCGTGTTCGCAGCTTTCAAGGTACACAGGGCACAGAACGACATGGCAGCGCTGCTGCTGGACAAAAACGGAAGTTTAAAGCCGTTTGAACAGTGGGTGAAGGAAGCCATGCCCATAGCCGACCACCAGATGATCCATTGGCTGCGTACAGAATACGACACGGCCGTCATACGGGCACACCAGGCCGCGGACTGGAGACAGTTCGAAAGGGAAAAGGACATATTGCCGAATCTCAAATGGATGCCGTCCACATCCATACATCCGGGAGCCGACCACAGAATATTCTGGGGAACCATACGCCCCGTCGATGATCCGTTCTGGAACGAGCACAGACCGGGGGACCGGTGGAACTGCAAGTGCACGCTCTCATCAACGGATGAAGCGCCGACAGCGGTACCGGACGAAAACGGGCAGAACAAGGCACATGACGGTCTGGAAAACAATCCGGGAAAAGATGGCAAACTGTTTTCAGACAAACACCCCTACGTTACTGAAGCGCATCCGGGAGCAAGAAAAGCCGTGGACGCACTGACCAGGCGCATCAACGAAATGATAGCCGAAATGCCGGACAACCTGACGCTGGAGGAAAAAACCGACATCGCCCGCAACAATCTCAAGATAGAAAAGGCACTCGGCGTTACCAAAGGCAAGCCGATGACATACGAACAGGCGAACAAGGGAAAGGAGAACCCGAAATTCGGAAAAGAGGAAGGATACCGCGTGAATTGCCAGACCTGCACCGTGACACACATGCTCAGAAGGTTGGGGTTTGACATCGAGGCAAAACCCAACATCAGACAAAGCGCATACAATGAAATGGCAAAACAAGGTATCACATGGGAAGAACGTTTCCTGAACCGGGACGGAACAAAGCCGGATTATGACTATACCTATAAATGGCAGGTCAGAAAGGGATATCAAGTAATGAATGCAAACCGGCTGAAGGAATACTTCAGGGAAAAATTCAGAGAGGATGGAATATACGAGATATATTGTGCCTGGAAAGGCGGCTCCGCACACGTGTTCTGCGCGGAGGTGACTGAAGGAAAGACAAGGTTCTTCGACCCGCAAACCGGAAAGGATGATGCAAGCAATTACATACAGAGCATGAAAGCGGGCCGTGTGGGAGTGATAAGAATAGACAACAAACTGGTAAATCCCAAAATCATGGGACTATTCATCACCAAATAAACGGGAAGAAAGTGCCAGCCCCTCCTCACCGTCCACCAGACGGCAGGACTGGCCGTCGAACAGAATAAAGGCGGGAAGACCGACAGGCAACTCAAAACCATCCCCGTCAACACAGCCCACGGAATAGATGCTTCCTTCAGGGGAACTGGCTGATAAGACAACGGAGTTGTAACCGCTACTGTTTGCTAATTCCGACACTTGTTTAGGTATTTCCATAACGCAAAAAGGCACATAAAAAACGCCTTGCTGCAAAAGTATAAAATTATTTTTTAATTCAGTCATTCATGGACATAAAAGAATATTCAAAGCTGCTAAAAGCCAAACGGAAAGAACTGGATGGACTAATGAAACGGAAGATGCCGGTTATCGCCGGACGAATGGCAAAAGACCATTTCCAGGACAATTTCCGGCAGGGAGGATTCGTAAACGGGGGATTACACCCGTGGCCGAAAGCGAAAAGGCTGTCCTCGGGACGGACCGATGCGGCAGGGAACTACGGGACGCTGCTCTCCGGAAGGAACCATCTCTTCAGCTCCGTCAAATACATGCCGGGAGAATACCGGGTGAGGGTGGCAAACGAACTCGTCTATGCGCCGGTCAATAACTGGGGAGGAGAAGTGCATCCGACCGTTACGCCCCAAATGCGGCGTTTTGCATGGGCGAAGTATTACCAGGCTTCAGGCAAGGCTAAAAAAGCCGCCACGGGCAAAAGAAAAGGCAAAAAGAAGGGTTCTGCCGCAAACAATGAACCGCAGGAAAATCAGGAAGCGCTGAAATGGAAAAGGCTGGCGCTGACCAAAAAGAAAAAGCTCCGGATAAAAATACCGCAACGCCAGTTTATCGGGGAAAGCCGGGAACTGTCCGAAAAGATAGACCGTAAAATGGAGAATGAAATCAGAAATATTTTAAACTTATAACAACATGGAAGAAATTTTTATCGCGATCATGGAACGCATCGCCGAAAAGATGCCTGAACTGTCATACATTGACGAGGACTACGGACAGCTTGAAGCCGGGGCGGAGGAGGACCACTATCCGGTAACCTTCCCCTGCGTGCTCGTCGGGAACGCCGAATCGGACTGGAATGACCTCGGTTACGGGGTACAGAAAAGCGAGTCACTCATCACCATACGACTGGCCATTGACTGCTACGATGACACCCACTACACCTCCGGAACCTATGACAAGGTAAGGGAACGGCAGCTGAAGGCCAAAGAGCTGTACAAGGCCTTGCAGGAGTTCCAGTGCACGGAAGAGACCAGCCCGCTGGTCAGGGTAAAGAGCCGGGACTATTCGCTGCCGGGAAACATCAAGGTGTACGAGACGGTTTATTCCTTCACGCTGCATGACGAGTCGGCCATGCAGTAAGGGAAAGGTTCATTCCCCCGTGAACAGGGAAAGCTGGACGGCTGTCAGGCGGGGTTTCTTAACCTTTGGGACGGGCTTCACCTCCAAGTCCTTCAGCTCCCGGCACTTGCGACGGATAATGGACATGATCCGCTCCTCGGAAATGAAAAACTCCTGCCGGGACAACACTTTCAGGGCATCATCAAAACGCAGGCGCTGCACCTCCGTCCAGTAATAGTAACGGCGGCACAGGGCTTCATCACGGAGTTCTATCAGGTTCTTGTCTCGTCCTTTGGTCATTAAAGCATGGCATTTGCTGCAAAATTAGGCATTTAACCGGGGATGTTGATAAAAAAACGCCGCATCGTGCTGGGATGCGGCGTTTTTCTGTTTAGAGTGTGAACAAAATCACATGGTCATCAGTTCGGTGTCATCCTCACCCGGGACAAACGGCTCGACGCGGGTGATCACCTTGCTCTGTACCTTCACCCGTCCGCTGCCATTACAGACCGGACATTTTGCGGATAAAGGAGCTCCTCCCTGGTCCAGGTAAAAGATACGTCCTTTGCCTTCACAGCGCTTACAGGCCATGACGTGCGGCGCGATGTTCTTCGTCTTCTCCATGACTACAACCGGCAGAATGAGGGTTCGATACGGTGCCAGACACCGTTTTCGTCACGTTTGTGGAAATAGTAGTTCACCGCGGTCTTGTACACCACGTTGCTCTCACGGAAGAGGTCCATGATCTCCGTGTACTCGCTGTCGAAACGGTCCTCGAGCTCGTACAGCTTACTCACGGACTTGTAGTCCAGATCGCCCTGGCGGTTGCGCTCGATCATGGTCATGCCGAGCTGGTACATCGGGTCGTCGGTACCCAGCTCGCGCCCCATGGCGTAGCGCTTCAGGTAATCCACCAGGCGTTCGGCGGCAAGGTCGGCACGCTCGTCGAAACTCTTCACCTTGTTGCTCCTCACCTCCAGCTTCATGTCACCGTCCACGATGGTGAAGCTCGCCTGCTCGTCCTTACGCAGCTGGCCGTATTCACGCATCACCGCACGGAAGGCGGCGGCCTCTTTCTCCACCCAGTCGCGGAACGCCTTCACGTCATCCACAACCGGGAGCAGCCGGTTCTTCACTTCAAGCATGAACTGCGCACGGAGGCCCTCATAGGCATCGCGCCGGTTACGCTTGCTTTCCTTCTCTTCCTGCTGGAGCTGTTTCAAAAGCTCCTTCCTGTCCTGGGCGGACAGGCTTTTTAATTGTTCTTTCAAATCCATAGCTAAAAAATTAAATGGTTGCTATTGTTGTTTATTCTCACGTTTACGGCGGATGGCACGCAGCTTCACCTGCAACGTGTCCAACGCCTCACAGTCAAGTTCACGGAACTCCTTGCCGGCGATACGGCTGTCCCGGCAGAAGGCGTTCACCCGGTCCCAGTCGGCCGTATCGATACCCAGCAGCTGCATCTGGTGCAGTACCGCGGAACGCTTCTGACGGAGAATCTTCCGGAGCTGTTCCTGATAAGTGGGCGGTACCAGCTTCTGCATGGCGGACACGGCGGCACTGTATTCCTTCAGTGTCATGTCACGCAGACTCGTGGTACGTCCCTCCGTGTACTGGGAAACGATGCTTTCCTTCAGTGCGTCACGATCCGATGTCGGAAGGCGGTTCAAAAGGCTGTAAAACGCCGCATAATTCTCGGGTTTATTTAACTGCTTGCGGCTGTTGATGTCTATCTGCATGGCTATACTGTTTTTTTGTTTATTTTAAGGTCATTGATTTCCTTAATCACTCTCTTTACTCTGATAGTACACAAATAATCAAGAAGATGCTCTTTTTCATTTTTTGTACACTTATACTGGTCGAAAAATTCAAGTATGCCCATTCTATTCAGATTTTCATTAACTCAAACTATTCATACCACATCAGCACAACTCTATGATTTCACCCACGGCAGAGCGTAGAAGAGTACGCAAAACCGAAGGGTTTCCGCTATCATAGATGACTTCCACACAACACTCATGGCGTGCGTTACGTGACACAACCAGCTCGCAAGTCATATTCTCACAGAGCCATTTTTCCACTACTTTACGGACACCAACTGCGGTGACCACAATTACCATTTTTTTACTCATAATATTGACCGTGCTGTATGTTATTCAACTCTTATCCTCCCGGTGTACTGGTTTCCCCGAAACTTCATCCCCTTGGTGAAGCCGCCCGGATATCCCAGTTCCTTGCTTCTCGCGTTTGCCAGCAACAAATGTTCCCGGCTAAGGGAGGCTACAAAACTTTTGTCCTTTTCCAGTCCCATCTCTCGGGCCTTCCGGGTGACGCTGCGTTCGGAAACACCGAGCATTTCAGCCAGCTCCCGGTTGAGGGTATTGTGATAGTGGCGCCGCATGATGGAAAGCATATTACCGTTCCAAAAGATACGGGTGGAATATCCCTTATGCTCGACGAGCCGTCCCAGTGTCCGGTGCATGAAAGTACCGTCAGCAACCTTCCGGTGCTTGCGGTACTGTTCACGCTTGTACGCCAGCACACATTCATGACACCAGGAACTCCGTCCCCCATTCTTCAACGGATAGAACTCACGCATCCACAACTTTCGGCCGCAATGCGGACAGACACGTTTACGTTTCTGCTTGTTGTTATTTTCACTCATAGCTGTTTATGCTACATTCATCAGTTCATATTCAAATTTTCACCGAACGGAATAGTATTAATGTCAGTCTTTCTCGTGTAGGCCTGCATGAGTGCCATGGAAAGTAGCATATAAACACGGCTGTCGGCCTTGACAGTCCCCGAAATGGCGCCGACAACATACTCACCCTTGCCGGTGATGATCGAGCCGGTCATCTGTTCAAGACCATCCGGATGGTCCTCACTGGCCGTAACGCTCATAAAGGCGCTAAGGTCGTTCTCCTTACAAAAGTTCTCCACATACCGGCAAAGTTCCTGTACTGCCTCTTTCTGTTTTTCTGTAATCATTTCAGTAAAATTTTAAACGTTAATAATTATATGTTGAAATAGCGAAATCTCTTTTTGAGCACTGCTCGAACATCGTCTCCTCCCAGTCCGGCTCATCATCCTGGGGAAGATCGTCCTCATCAAGTTCCACCTCCCCCCGGTAAATCAGGTACCGCGCCTCCAGGAAGAAGAGGACCACGCGGCGCAGGAACTCACGGGCCGAGGCGATGCCGTGCCTTTCCATGAAGACGGCGATACGCTCCGGGCCGATGGTGTTCGTGCGGATGTTCACCAGACGCTGCCGGCGGAAGTCCTTCAGCGTGCTGCCCTTTATTCCGAGCACGCTGTCAGCGATACGACCGAGGTTCTCCGGGATATGGTAACCGGAACCGTCATCATCCGTCCCCACCAGCAGTTCGGCGGCGGCCGTCAGCATACCCTCCACGCTCATGCGCTGGGCGGCGGCCGTCTCCTTCAGGAACACGTACTGGTAGTTGCTCACGTAGATATGTATGAGGTAGCCTTCCGGGCGGCGGAACACCTCTTCGGAGGCAAGCTCCATCGAAAGGTTGTTCAACGTCACACCGGCACCGCAACAGAAGGCGCACACCAGGCGGACGGCAAGACGCTGGCGGTTGCCCCAACCGCCGGCGATGATGGCACGCTGCAGGCTGCCGGCAACGGCCGGATCCATCTCGAAGAACAGCACCGACTTCTCCTGACGGCGGAAGAAGAACGACATGTCCGGAATACGGTCCATGCAGAGGAGGATGCGCCGGGTGGCCGTGGAGACCCTGCCACCATCCGTCATGCGGATGTAGGACTTCACCAGGTGGTTCATCACTACCGTCATGTCGGAAAAATGATAGTCGGCAACCTTCCCGCGGAACAGTTCATGAAGCAGAACGGGTAGCTTCACAACGTAGTTGTAATACTCCTTTCTCATGGCTCACTTGCTTGAAGGTTTCCAGTCCACTGTTATAATCGCATCCAGCTCACCGCTGCCGCCACACACCGGGCAGGACACATGCACGTCCTCGCGGCTGCCCTCTTCCGTTCCCCAGAACCAGCCGTTGCCCTTGCAGTAACCACACTTGTGGCCGGTACTGACGAAGTTCTCACGGTTAGGCCCCTTACACATATAGGCGGGAGGACAAATCTCCAGCTGTTTCTTTATCCTGCTCATGCCTGGCCTCCTTTCTGTTTCGGTCCCGCCACATTCCAATAGTCATAGGCGCCCTTCTCCCAGATTGTGTATTCACCAGTGGCCCCCTGATAACGTCCCTTACTGAAGGCGACGTAGCCCTCTACCCATATCTTCAGGTCGGCATCATACATCACGCTCGTGGCCGCATCACCTTTAGGATTCTTGCCGCGGGCATGGCTGATGAAAACAAACAGCTTGTCCGGAAACTCCTCCTTCAGCTGGATATAGTCACGATACGTCATCTGTGTGTATTGGAAGCTGTCAATGATCACGATGTTGAAACTCTTATGACGCCGGAGCCTGATCTTCAAGGTGGGGATGTCCTCCTTGATGAACGCCAAATGGCGGCTTACCTCGGCCATACCAAAGCGCCGCAGGTTATTTTGGACTGTCAGAGAAGTTCCTTCCTCCAGGGAGTTGAACGCCACACGGTCATACTTGCAAAGTTCCTTGCAGAGCTGCATCACGAAAGAGGTCTTGCCGTTACCACTGTTGCCCCACACGAACCAGCAGCCCCGGACTTCCGGAGTGTCGAAGGCATCCTTCCATTTCCCCTCAAAAGGGAATACGTCATACTTCTTGTTCAGAATGTCCCTGACATTCAAGGCACGTCTCATGCCCGCTTTTTTATTATCCTTTTTCTCTTCTTCCATGGTCAGAACAGTTTTAGTTGTCGGATATTGTCTATTTGATCAAGCACGGCCTGCCGTGCGGCACCCCGCAGTTTCTCGTGGCAGAGCATCCTGCCGAGCGCCCACAGAAGGGCATTCTCACGGGTGGAGAACTGTCCCCATTTACGTCCCGGGTTGAAACCGCCACCGGAACCGCCCACCTCCATGTGAACGCCGGCAACCCACCAGCCGTCCTGCTGTCCCACAAGGGCGTCCAGGTAGTCGCGACCATTCCGGTAAACGGTCACCGTCTCGTATTCCCTCAAGACTGGGTAATCGCTCCAGGGAGCAGGAAGCTGCTCGCGACCGTCGATCTTTAAGTATTCAAATTTGTTTTCCATATCCTTAAAATTACGTTTGAACGGTATTTGAACGGGAGTCATTCCCCCACCATGCGTTTCACCTTGTGAATGGACTTCCTCACACGCCGCAAATCAAAGTCACATGTCGAAGCCTCCTTTATCACCTTATCGATGTCTTTCTTGTCAGTCACACCGTTGGCGGAACAGATCGCGAACACGTCGTTCACGTCTGTAGGCTCCAGCTCATAAAATTTCCGTCCGATACGGCTGTAGAACTCCTTGTAGCCGGGCTTCTGGTATCGCAGACCATTGCTGATGCGTTTGGCAATATAATCGGTACTCAAAAACACGACGCCGCATTTCTCCTCCAGTTTGTTGTACAGGCTGATGAAGTAGTGGAACACCGGTTCGGTCAGCTTGTCCGCCTCGTCGAACACCAGCAGGGGCGCGTCCATCTGGATGATGTCATCCAAAATAAGTCCCCACACCTCACGGATATTATACCCTTCGGTCCGGATTCCGACCGTACGGGCGATCTCGCGGACAAAGTCGCCCTTCTTCATGTCCTCCGAGCAGAGGATATAGAAAACCTCCCTGTGCTCCTGAAGGTAAACACGGGCGGTGGTGCTCTTGCCGCAGCCGGCCTCGCCGGTCACCCAGGTGACGTTACGCCAGCGCTGCGCGTCGGAGAGTACAGCCGTGATCTCCTGGTAAGCACCGGTCTCCACGATCTGCCAGCCGGTAGCGCTTACACCACCGACCTGCGAGGCGACATTACGGAACATCTCGTCGCTGATATTCTCATAACGGCCATTCAGGATATTGCTAACAGTACCTACACTAACCCCCTTCAGGCTGCCAGCAGCCTTCGTCTGGCTCGGGTATTTCGCCACGTAAGCCCGGAGGCTTTCACTGATGGCGTCCTTTTCTTTCATTGTAATTTCCATAATCAATATTTTTTATCTTGTTATAAATCTGTTCCTTATAATTTCCCGACCACCTTGCGGATGCTCACTTCCTTCTTCTCAAAGCTGTCCCATGTCACGTTGCTGATGACTTTCATGTCTCGGCCGATGGAAGGACGGGCCGGCTGGCTGTATTTTCTTGTGCGACGGTCAATCTGGCGTTGCGCCTCCTTTCCGAGACCTTTCAGGTCAGGGGTACGCAGACCGTTCTGTTCCGGTGCGACACCATGTTCGTACTCGATGTCCTTGGCAACGACCTGGCGGTTTATACGCTCGTTGATGACGGCCTCCTGCTGGGCGCGGATGAAACGTTTCTCGGCTTCCGTCTGCTCCTGCTGGGCACGGTGGATCATCAGCGGGAACGAAGCCACACACTCAAAGCGCATCGCTCCGCCCTTATCCTTGTACAGCAGACGTACGCTGCTCATGTCATAAGGATCGTACTGGACATAGAACTTCTTGTAGGTGTTACGTCGGCGCCATTCCAGATCAGGCTCACCGGGAGCGGAGAAAACCTCGTAAGGGTATTTCTTTCCCTGTACCGTGATCTCGATACCGTTGGCGGTGAACAGCGACGGTTTCTCGGTCGTGTACCAGAACATCTCCACCATATCCGACACACTTACCGCATCGGTAGCCTCGTTCACGCTGGTATTGTACATCTCAATCCGGGAGATGCCGGTGGCAGGGTGTTTCATTGAATTCCACTGCTCACGGGCGGCGGCATACTGTTCCTTCAATTCCTCCAATGTGGGGAGGGAGTCGATGTTCGCGTTGATGAATTCCAAATTCGGACGGCTTGTATCTCTCTTTGCCGTAATATTCTGCCCGGTGAAACCGAAACATTTCTTCAATACCTGGCTCTGGAAGCGGTAGAAAATGTTCTCAATCGTCTTAGATTCGCCATTATACGGAGCTGTCGGGCGGTGGATACGGCTGATCTTCGAGAAAAGGCCCAGCGCCGCGTTCTTCTTATGACCGCCCTGGTTGTCGCACACGATCTCGTAGGGTTTGTGCCGGCTCGTCTGGATAGCCATGCGGAAAGCATGGTACTGGGCGATATAGTCCTCGTTGTCGCTGATGTAATAACCGAGCAGGACTTCACTATAGGCATCCACCACCTCGTACACGCTTGTAGTGCACTTGTTTCCGTTCTCGTCACGATAGTAGAGGTTCAGCTTCGTGCCGTCGCCATACCAGAGGCTGTCACGACGGCCCGGAAGGATGGTCCGGTGCTTGCGGTCATAACGCTGGTGTGCCTTCATTTCCCCATAAACGGCATCGTACCACAGAGGTTCGACACGCGGGCTGTTGAACCATTCGCGGAGGCTGCGGGGACTCTTCAGGGGCTTCCAGCCACGTTCCGGAGCGACACGGTTGTACTCCTCGAAGATCTCCATGTCAGTATAAACCGGAACGCGGCTGCGTTTCAATGCAACAAGGTAACGCCCGCCGTCCTCCTCGATCTTCAGCGTGTTGCTGTTGCCGTATTTACCGCTCACAAGCACACCGTAGTTGTCGGGACGGAACTTGTTTATCAGGGCTTTCAAACGCCCCACACTGCCCGGAAGACTGTGCCCGTACACCGGACGCCATTCCTCACTCGTGACAAGCAGAAGTTCCCAAAGGTTACGGCGGAAACCAGTCAGCTTGTTATTGGATGAACTCAAGCGTTTGAACTCTTCCATCAGCGCGTTCAGCACCGAAGCGTTCCAGGTGTATTCCTTCTTCACATCCTCGGGAAGAGCGACCATCTCACCGTTCTTGTCGTAACGGTAATCCTCGAAAAAGTTCTCGGCCTTCTCGTCTTTCTTCACTATGTTACGGATCATTTCCTGTCTCATTTGTTTCTCGGGTTCGCCATGACGCTCAACCCAACGTTTCTTGTATTTCTCGGGAAGGGAGGAATAGGCATACAGAGCCGGATTATTTTCACCACCGCCACGGGAAACGACATCCAGTTTTTCTCGGGACAGCTGGCTATTCAAAGTGCCTTTGGGCATTATATCCAGCAACTCTTTGTAAGTTACACACAATATATTATCAAAGTATTCCATCTCCCAGCTTGATTATCAATCCTCTAAATCATTCAAAGGGACATGCTTCTTCAGCAGCCGCACGGAGATCCCGAAATTCAACACTACGAGAAGTTCCAGCAGCGGATTAATAAAAAAAATAGAGAGCAGGATCCCGAAACTCATACAGAAGTAAAGCACGCAAAAGCGCTGTTTTCGTTTCAGACGAGCAAACCAGTGCAGCTGGTCGCTGAACAATGTCATCAAATCATTTTTCATGGCTACTTGTATTTTGAGGATTACCACCTACTTTGGATCCACCGCGCTCAATGGCGAGCTTACGAATGGAACGGGCCAGTTTGCTGTTCTTACGGAAGGCAAGCGCATGACTCACCATCACGTTTGTACAGCCCATCAGTTCGGCAATTTTATTCACCTCACCGTATTCTACAACTATTCGTTCTTTCATACTATCTAATATTTAAATTATCGTAGTGGGCAGTCGCGGATTCGAACCGCGGACCATAACCTCTCCATTATAGGAGTTTAGTTTGTTCTACCAGCTGAACTAACTGCCCGAGAAAATTATTAAAGCTCCTTTATCGCATCCTCCGGAACACATATTACAGTCCAAACCTGACCATTTTTCATATAATCGATATTATATTCCCGCACGAACGTACAAATGTTATAATCCCAGTCACGAACTATACCATCAATGATCTCACCATTTCTCTTGGTGATTCTCACACTTTGTCCCTTTTTAAATTTTACTTCCATTTTGCTTCTTTTTAAATTCTCATTGTTACCTCAAGCCTTTTTTGTAGCTTTGGGGCGTGTTTAAACTTTAATCACGTGGCAAATATAGTCTAAGTTTCTTAGACAACAAAGTATTAATCCAAATAATTTAGATTTATGAGCGTTTTTTCTAAGAATCTTAGATATTTAAGGGAGAGTAGGGGACTTAAATTAGATGAATTTGAGTTTCTGGGCATCAAAAAAGGTACAATGTCAAACTATGAACTGGGTAATACAGAACCTAAATTGAGTTTGTTATGTGAAATATCTAAGTTTTTTAGAATATCAATCGACGACTTTCTTTTAAAAGATATAGAAGCCGAAAAAATTACACCAGTAGTAACGGAAACAGCTCCTCCAGAAACAGCTAACAATAATTTTAGGGAGCTTCTGGATGTTTTAAGGGAAAAAGACTCCACCATTCGAGAAATGGCAGAGGAAATAGGGATGCTCAAACAGACAATTACACAACTTAAACAGGACAAGTCGGGGCGTGTTTCGGATGCAAGCGATTCTACGGTTGCCAATGCCATCTAA